CCAGCGAAAAACAAGTCTTTTTTCATCTTTACATATCTTTACATATTTTCACGCTGTTACAAATTATTACAATTAAAAGCTTGACACGGCCCAAAATTATATGTTATAATTTTGGCGCAATATATATAAGCCAAAGCTTATATAAGGTTCGGCTTATATAAGCTTTGGCTTATATAAGCCAATCTTTATTAATCAAATTGAACATCAATAACCCTACCAGTGGTAGGGTCAATATGGTAGTATGCAGTAACCAAGAGGCTAATGCTTACCATATACCTCTTGGTTACTGCATACTACCATATTATGCTAATAGGTTCATGACCATATGATGCAACGCAATCCTGTTTGATTATGCTGTATGCATATAATTTTTCTAACCATAGCATGATATTCTCCTTAAAGCCAATCGCCGTATGTTTGTTTATGAACGTACATTATACAGCCAATTGCAATCACACCTACAAGCCCACAAAAAATAATCCCAAGCATCTTATTCTCCTATATCGTTCATGAATGTAACAAAGTCAACAGCGTCGCAGTACCTATCAAAGCGGCATACCTCGGTATCTGTTTCGCTATCAACTACAACCCAAGCGACAAAGCCTAAGCTGTTAATTCTTGTAATGTCAAAGTGTGTGAAGTGTTCCATGATAGTTCCTTTTTAGCTTAAAGAAATTATACATCAGATCAGCAAGACAACGCAAGATTATTTTTAGTTAGGGGCATTGTATTTATCTATCATGCTCATAGGTAAATACAATCGTGCTGCTATTGACGTGGCAGGTATTAGTGTGCTATAATAGGGCCGGTTATCTGACTACAAAAATTTTTGCGGATGGTGGGCCCTACAATATGGCCTATTTGGGATTTTCTTGCCCAAACTTTGGGTGCTGAACCGTTTTTAGTCCTAAGGACCCTAAGCTGTAGCGATTGCTAAGCCGTAGCGATTGCTAAGCCGTAGCGATTGCTAAGCCGTAGCGATTGCTAAGCCGTAGCTATATCAGGACCCTAAGCCGTAGCGATTGCCGTAGCCTAAGCTTAAACAAGTTTCCGTAACCTCCCTCATCACTACCAACTTCGTTGGTAGTAAAATTTTAACATTGACAACATACCCCCAAAGTGTTATAATGTAAAGGTCTATAAAAATAACAAGGCCTACTATGTCTAGTAACTTACCCACAACCACGCCCGCTGAAACACTAGCCATCGCCCCAGAATCGCTAGAAGTAGCTAATGCTTATCTAACTAATCCAAACATCGCAGCTGTATCAGATGCCCTAGGTGTGCCCCCCGAGATCGTCTCTCAGATACTTGAGAGAAAAGAAGTACGTGCGTATATTAACTCAGTATTCTTTAGTACAGGCTTCAATAATCGGTTCCAGGTACGCGATTTGATGGATACGCTGATTAAGAAGAAGCTTCAAGATATGGACGAGGCAGATTCAGGCTCTAGTAAAGATATTACAGAGATTTTAGCGCTATCTCATAAGATCATGATTGAGACTCTAGATAAGGAAATCCAGCTAGAGAAAATTCGTGCAGGCAATCAGCTCAAGCAACAAACCAATATTCAAATTAATGAAGGTATTGGAGGCTCTAAGTATTCATCACTTATTGAACAATTGCTATCTAAGAATACGGTGGATATGTAATGCTTACTATTTCTAGACCGGATATTGAACGCTCACACTTAACAGAATTCCCCGTACATTCTAGATTTATAAAGCTCCCCGTAGAGGCGTATCTTAAATTATTACCTGCTGTAGACCCTGTTACTTATGAAAAGTCTAATGCGTGGGAACAGACTAATAGACCACAAATCGCTTTGATAAATGCAGTTAATAATCCTGCATATAGGTTTATCTGTGCTGCTCTAGCTCGTCGACTTGGGAAAACGTATATATCAAATATCGTAGGGCAGCTTGTTGCCCTTATCCCTGGATGTAATATTCTTATTATGTCACCTAACTACGGGCTATCTTCTATTAGTTTTGAAATACAGCGAAAACTAATAAAGTCCTTTGACTTAGAGGTTACTAAAGATAACCTGAAAGATAAAGTAATTGAATTAGCTAATGGGTCTACAATTAGAATGGGGTCTCTATCAACCGTAGATTCATGTGTTGGACGATCCTACGACCTCATCATTTTTGATGAAGCGGCCCTAGGATCAGATGCAGAGGAAGCGTTTAACGTCTCTCTTAGACCTACTTTAGATAAACCTAACTCTAAAGCTATCTTTATTTCTACACCCCGTGGTAAGAATAATTGGTTTAGTCGCTTCTTTGCTCGTGGGTTTTCACCCGAATTCCCTCAGTGGGCTTCTATAACTGCTGACTATACTGAGAATTTACGAATGCGTGAATCTGATGTTTCAGAAGCACGTAGTAGTATGAATAAAGCAGAGTTTGAGCAAGAGTACATGGCATCATTTACTACATTTGAGGGTCAAATCTATAGTGAGTTTGATACTAGTAAGTATATACAAGAATTTGAGCACAGCGACGGTGTTGAGTATATTGCGGGGCTTGACCCTGGGTTTAAGGACCCTACGGCCTTCGCCGTAATCGCCTATGACCCTAAGCAAGAGCGGTTTCATATTATTGACGAATATCAAGAGGCTAAATCGTCTACTGCACTGCACGCTAAGGCTATACAAGAATTAATAACTAAATATGGAATTGATTCTATCTTTATTGACTCGGCAGCTGCACAGTTCGGCGGTGATTTGGCTTATATATACAATATAGCTACAATTAAAGCCAAGAAGCAAGTAAATGAAGGAATCGCATATGTACAGACACTTATTGAGCAAGGGCGGCTGTACGTCTCTCCTAACTGTGTACACACTTTAGCAATGCTGGATGGTTACCGCTGGAAAACGGATTCAATTTCTGGTGTAGAAAAACCAGAACACGAAACCTATTCCCATATTGCCGATGCTATAAGGTATGCCCTATACACACTAGTTATAGGATAACCCATACATCATTGCCACAATCATATACTCTGTAGTAACCTTCTAACTTCATAATCTGTGCTTCTGTTAGGTTGTCGTCGTAAGATAAAGGAAACAAGTCTTTTAGCTTATGCTTTTGGAACTGGAATCTAGAGAATGACTTCAATTTTTTATAGTACTTATACCCTGGGGCACTTGTACGTAGTAACGAAAAACCTATAGCTTTATACATATTTCCAGTACTCCATCTTTTATCAGAGTAAGTAATTATACTACCAGTAAATTCTTTTCTGAATGCCTTTAATAGTTTAGATGCACCACCTACAATATTAATACCAGTTAATGAACAGTATCTAACTAACTCATAGTCATAAACTGCATCAAATCTGGAAGTACTGAACGTCATAACCCCTACCATAATCCCACAGTTAAAAATACCATAGTTATACTTAGTGGGCACTCCGGCCCCCTGTATATGATTTTCGTCCAAAAAACCTTTGGGAAAATCTATCTTAGTAACAGTACATTTTTTAGCGTATATCTTAAAGTTATTACCTAACATACTGTCTATTCTAGATTTAACTATATCTTTCTTTAATTCCCACTCATCTTCAAATATATGTATTAAATTTATGCCTAAATGAACTCTAGCATTGTTTTGTTTATCTAAATGATATGTAGCCCCTACTTTCTCTTCTCTATGCCACCAAGTACCGTTGTATTCAAAGCCTAATTTAAGTTCTGGTATAATTATATCAATCTCTTTTTTATCCGGTAATGTACGACTATTAGAAATAATACTTCCACTATACCTTTTAGTTATAAAATCTAATATCTCTTTTTCAGACTTACTAGTACCATTAGCCCTAAAGCATGAAGGACACCCCGTATTATCATTTATAATATTATAAATATTTTGCTCATGAATATGCCCCTTAGAACACTTAAATATAGCTTTTTGATTGCTAGTTGTAATTTCTTCAAATGGAGTAACTAGCACCCTATCTTGTTCTAAAAGGATAGAGCATAGTTTAATCATAGTATTATCTAATTTAGGCCTACTAATACCAAACTTTGCACAAGCATTAGTTACTGCACTAGTACTACATCCCATAGCCTCCGCAATTTGCTCAATATCTAAGTATTTACTAGTAAGATCTTTAAGCTTACTTATATTATCAGTATTCCAATCTATTACTCTATTATAGATACCTTTCCTGCATATGTTACAAAAACTCCTAGATCCTCTAGATACTAAATTAGTAGCTAGGGTCTCCCAAATGTGCCCTTTACTGCATATTAGTGATATATTTCGCTGTGCTCCTAAGTATTCTCCATGTACACGTATATCTGTACCATACTTATCTTGAATTTCTTTATTAAATTCTTCTGTCGTCTTTTTTACTGCCATACATTTTCCTCATCAAAATTATATTATACCATTTTGATGAAGTGGATGCAAGTGCACATTTTCACATCTAAATATTATGACATCAGGCATCTATCAACTAACCTTTACAGATGATTAAATTTTTACTTGACCCTAAGCTTTAAAAAGTGGTATAATTAAGTTTTAAGGAGTAGTATGACAAGTGGAATATATATGCTAACATTTCCGTCAGGAAATCGATATATAGGTAAATCAATTAACTTAGAGAAACGCTGGGAGCAGCATCGTACTAGTATGAGTAAGGGTACGCATACTAAACTACTACAGAGAGAGTTTGATATTTACCAAATTTTTAATGCTAAAGTACTCTTTGAGTGTCATCCAGATCATATTGATATTATGGAGGCGTGTTTTATTTCACGCCTCCAACCAGAGCTTAATGGGGTATTCCCCGCCGATCCTTTATTAAATATTCAAAATGAGTCCTTTGATTACTTTACCGGGTTTATGAATGAAAGTACCGTTGAGCATATTAATAGAATCGCATTATGTACAATTGATATGGCTGAGCTTGAAGCAGAGCACCAGGTAAACCTTGAAAAGGCGGAGCTTGAAAGTAAAGTTAAAGTACAGGAGCTAAAAGACAAACTATATGACGCATTAGATAAGTTAGATACTTTAGAAGAAACTATTGGCGAACTTGAATATGATCGAAGTGAAGAAGAAATCATAGCTGATGTTAGTAAACGTATTATACAATTAGAAGCCACTGCCGTACTAAAAGATGCTGAAGTTAAAAACTTAACAAATAGAATTTCAAATCTAGTAAATGCAGCTGATAGCTTAGAAAAAGAAAATAGGGAACTACTAGCATATAAGAATCTACCATGGTATAAGAAGATCTTCAAATAAACTAACCGCCTAAGTTTTACGCTTAGGCGGCTTTTTTGTACCTAAATGGGCAAGCTAAAATTTTCACATTGACTTACGTTAGCTATAGTGATATAATATACCAGTGAGAGTTATAAGGTAAACAAAAATAATGGCAAAAAATACCGGGAATAAGCGAATAAGCGTCAAATGGGTGCGAGATAAAGCGAAAGCGGCGTACCAAAAGAAAGACACTTGCTATATCTGTGGGACAGAAGCTGACTTAGAACTTCACCATCTACACTCCATAACGATACTATTAGAAACCTGGGCCGAATCAAAAGGCTATGACATCTCTACAGATGAAGGTATTTTAGCGGTTCGTGATGAGTTTATTGAGAGTCATCATATTGAGCTATATGACATGGTGTATACATTATGCAACCCCCACCACGTAAAGCTTCATGGTGTCTACGGTAAAGCCCCATCACCTACATCGCCGGATAGGCAGCGTAAATGGATTGAAACTCAAAAAGCTAAAGCTGAGGGTAGAATCCTCGATAATCCTGACCCTATCGTGGAGAAGCCGCGCGGGCTTGGAATCTTTAGCAGGTTCTATTAAGGATGACTATGTGGTACAACCCAGCAACGTGGTTTAGCAAGGCTAATCCCGCACAAGAACAAATTAGAAATGAGGAAGGCACTGATATCTATACGGATACGCGTACTGGATATGGGCTAGCTTTCACTCAATTAGAGTCAGTTAACCGTGGTGTTAATTTACTAGTAAATGCAATTTCAAGTCTAGACTATGATATTAGAGATAAAGTAGTTGATGGCATTGTTGCAGGTATGAGAATCAAAGGACTTAATAATCTACTCAACTACCGACCAAACCCATTTCAATCAGTACAAGACTTCAGAACTAATATTTTTACAGATTTCATTCTAGAAGGTAATATTTTCATCTACTATGATGGAGCATTCTTATACCATCTACCAGCATCTAGCGTCGATATCGTTACTGATGCTAAGACTTTAGTAGCTAAATACATCTACAATGGTATAACAGATATGAAGCCCGACGAAGTTATCCATATTAAGGATATTAGTTCAAATACTATATACAGAGGATCTAGTAGACTCGCAGCAGCAACTAGAAGTATTAATACTCTATACAAGATGCAGACATTCCAAGATCAATTTTTTGATAATGGAGCAGTTGCAGGTATCGTATTAACTACAGAAAATACTCTTAGTCAAATTGCAAAAGAAAAAACAATCAACTCATGGTCTCAAAAGTATAGCCCTAAAAACGGGGCTAGACGCCCAATGATTCTAGATAGTGGGCTAAAACCAAGTCCCATCTCTAGCGCAACGTTCCAAGAAATGGACTTTGATACCAGCATTAAAACACATGATATTAAGATATTAAAAGCACTCGGAATCCCGCCCCTTCTTTTAGACGGAGGAAACAATGCTAATATATCCCCCAACCTAAGATTATTTTACCTAGAAACAGTAATGCCTATTGTTACTAAGTATGTATCTGCCATGGAACGCTTTTTCGGATATGACATTGGGGCAATTACATCCTCTGTATCTGCATTGCAGCCAGAACTTAAAGACGTAGCTGCGTATCATTCGACATTAGTAAATGCGGGTATTCTAACCCCTAACGAGGCTAGAATTGAACTGCGTTATGAGAAACTAGATGGTGCTGATGAAATAAGGATCCCAGCTAATATAGCGGGTTCTGCATCAAACCCTAGTGAAGGTGGTGCTCCTAAGAAGCCTATAGCACCGAAACCATCAAAGGAGTAATATGGTAGATAAAAATAAAGTACTATACATTAATAGTGCTTTTACCAAAGAACTCCCTAAGACATCTGATGATATTGAATCTATCTATATTGAGGGCTATGCTAGTACCGTAGACATTGATAGGGGTGGAGATGTAGTACCTGCTAGCGTATGGAAAAAGGGTATTGAAAACTACCTAAAAAATCCTATTATTCTAGCACAGCATAAGCATGATGACCCTATCGGTCGCATGATTGAGCATAGAGTAGATGAAAAGGGACTCTGGGTAAAAGCAAGAATTTCAGCGGCTGCTGAAGTTTTTAGTTTAATTAAGGACGAAGTCCTTACAGCATTCAGTATCGGGTTTAGAATCCTAGATGCAGAATATAATGCAGCCGCAGAAGTATTTCTAATTACAGACCTGGAACTAGTGGAAATTTCCGTAGTATCAGTTCCAATGAATCAGAATACTTTATTTAACCTCTCTAAGGCATTTGATAGTGCTGAAGAATATAATAGTTTCAAAGCTCAATTTATACCCAAAGGCGAATCAGCTAAAGGGCTAGAATCTCTTGCAGATAAAACGAGCACACTCAAAAAGGAATGGAATATGGATCCAAAAGAACTACAACTTATGCTTGATAATGCTGCTAAAACTGCAGCCGAACAAGCCACTAAGGCACTATTAACTGCTCAAGCAGCAGAAAAAGCAGCCACAGAAGCAGAAGCAAAAGCTGCTGTTGAAATGGAAGCAAAAATCAAGGCTGCAGTTGCTCTAGCAACTCCAACCACAACCGGTGTTGAAGCACTAATGGCTACCGTTGAAAAGCGTCTAGCTGATAGCGAGTCTGCGTCTAAATCAGCACTAGAAGGCCTACAAGCTACTCTAGCTGAAAAATCAGCTGAAATCCTAGCTATGCAAAAGTCCAAAATGACTTTCGGCGATGCTAAGGTTGGCGACGTCAGCTATGCTGATAAAGAAACTGCTGTTCTATTATCTAAGATGACTGGTAAGTCAATCGAAAGTACTAAGTTCGGTAAAGAGCTAGCTACTAAAGCTGCTGTTGGCGGAAAAGATCCTTCTCACCAAGCATCTACTACTTGGGAACTTGAAGTTTCTCTAAACATGGAATCTGAAGTTCGTCGTAAGCTAGTTATTGCTCCTTTAATGCGCAACATCACTATGCAGACCAACGTTATGACCATGCCTCTAAACCCAGAAGCAGGATATGGTACTTGGATTACTAACGCTCAGTTTGGTACTTCTGCTTCTGCAGGTGCAAGCCAAACTCACCGTCTATCTGAAATCACCTTAAACGCATACAAACTAGCTACTAACGAGTATCTAATGTATGAAGAAGAGGAAGATTCTCTGATTGCCCTTCTTCCAATTATTCGTGACGCTATGGTTCGTCGTGTTGCTAAGTCTGTTGATAAAGCATACTTACTAGGTACCGGTGTAGGTGCTGATCCAGTTAAAGGACTTGTTAAATATGATGATATCTCTGCTGTAACTGCTCAAGTTGCGAATCCTGGTACCATTGCTATTCTACGTAACCTACGTAAAGACCTAGGTGCTTGGGGTCTTGATCCCGCTGATGTTACCTTTATCGTTAACACTGAATTCTACTATGACCTAATGGAAGATACTGCGTTCCAAACTATGGATAAAGTAGGCACACACGCAACTATCCTTAATGGTCAAATCGGTATGGTTGGTGGAAGCCCTGTTCTAGTATCCGCAGAATTACCTGCTAAGGGTGCTGGTGTTAACACTGGTGGTAATGTTGCTAATGTTGGAGCTATTGCTCTAGTATCTAACAACTTCATCGTTGGTAATCAACGTGGTATTCGTTTTGATACTCAAGACCTAGTGGAAACTCAACGTAAGGTTCTAGTTGCTTCATTACGTACAGGTATGACACAACTTACTACTAACCAAGGTCAAGGGATATCCGCGTTTAGGTGGCTCGTATAATTAGCTAAACTAATTAACTAGTATGATAGGGCTTTAAACAGCCCTATCTTTAACAAGAGCTTAATGAGTTTTTGTTAAAGATAATCAAATATAGGCGAACGGGTTTAGCGGCCCTGGTAGTAGTAGTGATACTACCTAGCCTTTTCTTTCACTACAAGAGGTTAACATGACAGTAGGAATTTACAAATTAAACTTTAAAGGTACAGATAAAGTTTATATCGGGCAGAGTTTATCATTGGAGACTAGATTAGGTAAGCATATTAAAAAGATGCGAAATAACTCACATTCAAAGAAAATGAACCTAGCGTACTTAGAGTTTGGTGAGCCCACTTTGGAAGTACTATGTGAGTGTGCCGCAAATGAGTTAAATGATTTTGAAAATGAAACTATTGAAATATGGGACGCGGTAAATAATGGGTTTAATACGCTATATACAGCAGAGCAGGTATATAATACTGCTCCAGGAGATAAAAATAGTAACTCCAAGTATAGTAATGGTAAAATAGAGGAAGTATTTTTAATACTCGTACAACAACCAAATATAAGCTTAGTTAACGTATCAGAGCTAACTAATGTTAGTGTGTTAGTTATTAGAAGCATTTCTAGGGGATTAAACCATAAATGGTTACAAGATAAGTATCCAGAAGAGTATAATGTTTTAATAAGCCTAAAAGGATCTAGACGTAGTAATTCTCATTCTGCAGAACAGCGCGGCATTAATTATCCAGATATACTTAGCCCTACCGGTGTTACTTATAAAGTAACAAATGCTAAATTATTTGCTACAAATAATTTACTAGACCCAGCATCTTTTCACAAAGTACTTTGTGGGCAAAGAAAAACACATAAAGGCTGGAAATTAGCCTAGTACAATAAGGAATAAACATGGGATATCCTCTAGTTACAAAAACAGAATATAAGGCGTATGCTGGACTAGTAAGCCCAAATGAAGACGCTAGAATTAATGCACTAATCCCTAAGGTTAGTGATCTAGCTAAGTCAGTATGCCGTAGAACATTTATAGACTATGTAGACGATGTCAAGGTCGAATATTCAGACGGCGGGTACTACACTATTCCATTAGAAGAATATCCCCTTATTGGCGTGACCTCTGTAGAGTATTCTGCTGATTATGGCACCACGTATACTCCGTTAGCCGCAGGCTCAGATTATGCAGTATCAAAAGCTTCTGGTAATATTAGCGCTTTAACTTCAGCAGGTTTCCCATTTAAAATTAATGGATACAAAGTTACTTACACTGCTGGATATGAAACCTTACCTGAAGACTTAAAGCTAGCTATCTTTGATCTAATCACATACTATCTAAAGAACGATAGTGCTATTCACAGCAACAAAGCGCCAGGAACTAATACAGTACAGATTGAGTATGTTACTACAACTAATCTACCTGCTCATATCAAACGTGTGTTTGATTTATATACCTCTAACTATAGTTAATTATGTCTTTCTATACACCCACATGGACTAGAGGATTGTTAAAAGAAGACCATATAAATGTACAAAAACATATTACTAATTCTGATAACGATTTTCGTAGTTACATAGATAGTAATACTCCATTCGTACTATGGTTGGATATAGGGCTAATAAGGGAAAGAATTTTAAATAAATCAGATGCATTTATATCTGAATTAGCTTCAGTAGTATCACCAGATAGGGATGTTTCTAGCATAATAAAAGAATTATTAGATGATGCATATGTTGCAACTATTAATAAATATGCTGAAAATCCTGCATATGAAAAAATAGATAGCAGTCAGCTAGATACTCTACTAAGTGCATTAAGTAATGCTACAGTAGGTAACATTAGAAATACCATTTTATCTAAATTTAAAAGAACAAAGGTAGTAACTAACGTTACTAAAAAGAATAAATCTGTAATGGTTATTCTCCCTAAGTTCACTACTCTAAAATTTGGTACAGTATTTAAAGAAGAACTAAGTAAGCTACTAAAGAAAACTAAAAAGCTTAGTTCGGCAGCTCCAGTAGTAGTATCAGGATGGGGAAGTACGCTAGGTGCAAAAACAGTAGCTGAATCTGAAAAGTCAAGAATGGAAGACTTTATATCTGCTAACTTTGGGGCCTTACAAAATGTAGGCCACATTGAAGTAGATGTAGTATCAGAAGTAGATAAAACAGTAAAAAGAGCACAAAATAGTCCGCGGTTTCTACAGGCACTAATGACGCTGCCAAACGACCTTAAAAGCTTTGAAAAACTGCAACTAAAGTTTTCAAAAGAAACAGGACAAGCAGCTACTAGGCTGAAAATTAGAAAAAAATTTACAGGTTCAAAGTTAGTTTTTGAACTATTAGTAGAGCATGGGCTATCTGTAGGGATACCAGAGAGTCAAAAGGACAACCTATACAAAGCTAGGTTAGAAAAAGCGTTTAGTATAGGGGCCGGATTTACAAATACAATTCGTAAAGACCTATCAATACTACCTAATCTTGAAACTTCTAAGAGTATGTTACAATACTTGACTGCTAGTATTGTAAATAACCTAACAGTAGGTAAGCCTTATAGTACGTATACAAGTAATACTGAGATACTACAAGCTACAAAGATTAAATATAGTAAAGTATCTTCAAAAACAGGTACAACAAAAACCTCTAATAGTACCAGACTTTTACCTATCCGCACAACTAACGGTCAGTTCTACAGCCTAGCAGCTCTTCAAGGTCTTTTAGACGCTCAGCTGCAGCATGTTATAGCCGCTAATATGGGCAATGGCTCAGAGCATAAAATTCTTAACTACCGTACAGGTAGATTTGCAGAATCAGTTAAAGTTGAACGCTTATCAAAGTCAAGGCAGGGTATGATTACCGCCTTCTATAGTTATATGAAAAATCCTTATCAAACATTTGAACCTGGATTTAGACAAGGATCTCCAACAAGCAGAGACCCTAAGCTGCTAATATCGCAATCTATTAGAGAAATAGCTGCTTCTAAAGTAGGTAATAGACTAAGGGCTGTATTAATTTGATCTTGATTTTTGGTATGAAATAGTGTATAATAGGTCATCTTGGAGAAAATTATGACCTGTGGGATTTATAAACTAAAGTTTAATGGTACTGATAAAGTATATATAGGGCAATCAGTAAATATAGAAAAAAGATATAGAGAACACTGTCAAAACCTAATTAACGGTAGCAGTAATATTAAGCTACAAAATGCATATATAGAATTTGGTAGGCCTATTTTAGAAATATTATCTGAATGTAGTATACTAGAGCTCGATACACAAGAAGACGAGTGTATCGATATTTATAATTCAGTAAATAATGGCTATAATATCTATAGTACAGCAAATCAAGTACCTTCGTATACCGGATATGGGTATGGTAATAGTAAGTATTCTAAAGAGAGTATAATAGAAGTATTTACACTATTATGTACCTCTACTATGGCATATACTACTATAAGTAAAATTACTAATGTATCCCCCCAAACTATATGTAATATAAACCTAGGAAAATCTCACTATTGGTTAAAAGAAGAGTACTATAAAGAATATACAAATATGATATCTTTAAATAGTATACCTAGAGACGGCAGTAAGGTAGTTTCAGATAAACTATCGGCAAAGAATAGAGGGATAGTTTATCCTAATATAAGGTCTCCATCAGGAGAAGTATACACTATTGATAATGCGTATAAATTTGCTAAAGAGCATAATTTAGCTCCTAATCATTTTCAAGAAGTATTAAACAAACATAGGAAGTCCCATAAAGGCTGGAAACTAGCATGAGCAAAAGAACAAGTATTCTAAAGGCTATAGCAGCTAAACTAAACGAATGTTTAGATGGTTCACAGTATCCTTCAAATATCTATTCTCAAGCTTTTGCTAAGCTGAAATTTTGGGATGAAATTTCTAATATGCCTGCAGTTTATATGTCTCCCGGTTCAGAGCAACGGGAGTACCTACCAGGAGACTTTACATGGGGATACTTAGGCATTAGTCTTAAGTTATACTGTAAGGGAGAAGATTCAACTGAACAACTAGAACAACTTCTAGAAGATGTAGAATCTGTAATAGACGCTAATAGAGTACTAGTCTATGATAGTGTAAATAACTATGAGACAACAGAGATTCTAGTTGCCTCAATCACTACTGATGAAGGGCTTCTAGCCCCATATGCTGTAGGTGAAATCAACTTGCAGGTGAGATATCAACTCATGTAAGTTTAACCAGTATTGCTACGCTAACCACAGATAAATATCTAGTCTAAGCGTTTAGATACACAAATTAAGGAAAAATTATGGCTTTAAATTTATCACGTAATAGTAGAGTATTCTTTACTACTAACGTTAACACCTATGGTGTAGTTCAGAATACAGGATTCACTGCTGCAAATACTCAGGAATTCCAAGTTTTAGATGGTTTCTCGTTCTCTCAAAATGCTAACGCTGATACGGTTACTATCTCTGAAGCAGGTACTGCACCTGTTCGTGGACAGCGTTCATTCAACTCTAGCTTAGCGCCCGTTGACTTCTCATTCTCTACATATGTTCGCCCATATAACGCAACTACAAGCATTAGTGCTGAAGAGTCCGTACTATGGAATGCGCTACTAGGTGTAGAAGATATTAAAGCATCTAACGTACTAACAACTACTGGAGTAACCACAGTAACTTATGCATTTAATGCGGGTACCGGTGTTGCTACTCTTACTCTAGCTGGTTCTGCTATGCCTATTGCAGGTCTATCTACAGGTACTCAAGTTGTTGTTGGTGGTCTAGTTCACGCAACTGATACAGCTATTATTAATGCTGCTGGTTCAATTGTTGGTACGCCTACCGCTACTAGTATTGTTATTGCTCTAGCTAATCCTAAAGCATCAGGTGCCACTATTGCTGCCATTACTATGGCTACTGCTGGTACGGTTAAGTTGTACAAATCAGCCTGGGCTCCAGTTACAACTACTCACTCATACGTGAGTACTGGTGGTTCTAACTATAACCAACTGCAAAAATTCGGTCTTATTTTCTTAGTAGATACAGTTTACTACGTTATTGATAACTGCGCAATGAATCAAGCATCTATTGATTTCGGGCTAGATGCTATTGCTACAATCGCATGGACCGGTCAAGCTACCTCACTTAATACTAATGCAACAGCAGGTGCTGCAGCATTAGCAGCCGCTACCGTTAAGAATACAGTAGCGGCGTTCATTACTAACAAGTTAAGTACTGTTACAATGACTCTGGTTAATGCTCTGGGCGCAACAGCTGCGGGTACCATGTACAATATCGCGCTAACCGGTGGTAATGTTACTATTAATAACAATATTACATATGTAACACCTGCTAATTTAGGTACTATTAATATGCCTATCACGTATTTTACAGGTACTCGTGCTATAAGTGGTACACTAAATGCTTACCTAAAAACTGGTACAAGTAATGAAACCGGTAACTTACTAGCAGATACATTAGCAGCTATTACAAGTGGTAATAGCAACGCTATTGAACCCATGGCTGCTCTAGTAATTACTGTTGGTGGAGCCGGTGCAACTAAGGTTGTGCTAGATATGCCTTCAGTTACTATTACTGTACCAAGTGTCGATGTTCAAGCAGTTGTTTCTACAGCTATTAACTTCACAGCTGCAGGCAGCACCCCAAGTAGCACAGCTAACGCTAATACATTCTCATTAGATAAGACTAATGATATTGCTATCCGCTATTACTCAGTTTAATTAACTTTCCTGTCGCCAGTTTGATCCCTGGCGGCTCTTTTTAACAGTGTTATAACAATTAAAGGAACACAAATGGCAGAATCAACAAACCAAGTAGCAAGTCTTAAATCTCTTCTAGTAGCTAGTAAAGCTGTAGAAGTTGAATACCCCGGCTTGACAGGGTTCACACTAGATGTAGTATTTCTAGCTAGAGATACCCTAGTTAGTATTAGAAAAAAAGCGACTAAAATCGCTTATAAGAATAGACAGCCTGTAGAGGAATTAGACGACAAGCTATTCCTATCTCTGTACGTTAATGCGTGCATTAAGGGATGGAAAGGCCTTAAGCTAAGTTACCTAGAGCAGCTAGCTCCTGTTGACCTAACTGGTCAAGACCCCGAAGCTGAGCTTACCTACTCTCAAGATAACGCTCTATTCCTTATGCAGAATTCTGCTAATTTTGATGCCTTTATTAGTGAAACAGTAACTGAGCTATCAAATTTCACGAAGACCAGTACACCGAAGTAAATAGACTTCTAGTATCTTATTTTCAAAATAGCGCCGTTAGTATGACTAAAGACGCTTATTTTGAAATGTGTGAGGTACTAGGTAATGAGCCTATTGAAGAAGAAATACCTGTAGATTTTGAAGACTTCCCTACGGAAGTTCAACAAGCTTTTTCAGTATATGGAAAACTTAAAGATAATTGGGACGGAATGAATGGCCATTATTTGGGCAAACACTTTGAAGGCATCAGGGATTTATTTTACATACTAGATGTACCGGTTGAAGATCATAAAACAATGTTAGAATTGCTAGATATGATTGACGGACAGCGCTCCCAGTCAATTGCAGACAGACGACCGAAAGATACAAAATAAAAAACCCGCATATAGAAATATATGCGGGTTTTTTATGGGTGGTCAAATTTACTACTTGACTTTTATACGGTATAGTGCTATAATAAGGTTGATAAAATTAATAGCTGTACTATATTTTTACAGCTAATTAGGAGATACTATGGGCGATAATATAGCAAGAGTAAAAGTATTGATAAAAGCAGACGGGTCTGCCGCTCTGGAAAAGCAGTCGTTAAACACTGCTAATAACTACACACGTGCTACTAAAGCAGCCAATAGTATTAAGCCAGGGGGTGCTGCTATTAACTCTTCCTATGCTACTCCAGCATACCAAAAGAGTATACCAGAGACAGCTAATACTGTTACTGATAAAGGTTACGGTGTTACTAGAGCTGCGGTAGGTACAGGAGCTGCTGGTAGAGACTTTTCTAAACAAGCCCAAGGTCTTGGTGGCTTAGTTGGTCTTTATGCTACTTTTGCTGCTAATATCTTTGCGGTCGGTGCTGCGTTTCAGGCTCTGAATAAAGCCGCCCAGGTAGAGAGACTAACTAAAGCAGTAGAGGTAATGAGTATTAGCACAGGTAATAACCTGGGCGCTATCTCTAAAAACTTAGTAGAAGCATCAGGATACGCCCTTAGCTTTGCTGAAGCAATGCAGTTTACCAATATTGGTACTTCTGCAGGATTAGCTGCAAAACAAATTGAAGGGTTAACTAAAATTGCTAAAGGTGCAGCTAATGCACTTGGTCGTGATGTGGGAGACTCTGTACGCCGTATTATTCAAGGTACTGCAAAGCAAGAACAAGAAATTTTAGATGAACTAGGTATTTTTATTAAAGCATCACAGGCGTACTCCAAGTTCGCTGCTGAGATGAATATCAAAGTAGCAGATATGACAGGCGCTCAAAGAACTCAGGCATACGCTAATGAGGTGGAGCGTCTCGGCCAAAAATGGACCGAATTCGCAGAAATCCCCGATCCATTTAGTAAGTTTACCGCTACTGGAAAAAATGCTCTTAATGATCTACTTGTAGGCATTAATAATGTCTTTACACCTTTACTAAATTTTCTAAGTCAGTCTGAAGGGGCTATTAAAGCATTAATCGTACTAATTTCGAGTGGGCTAGCTAAACGTGCGCTACCTGAAATTGGAGGTATACTTAATAACCTATTTACTTTTGATAAAGCTAGAATAGCTAAAGAGGCTGCAGAGGCACAGCAACAAATTATAAATGCATATGTAGATGCAACAGCTAAGTTAACCGCATTAAAGAAAGCCCGTGAAGCACTAAGTATACCTACATTAGAAGCCGGTTCTTTTAAAGAAATTGTAGGTAATTCTGCGTATAAAAGTACTAAAAATAGTGGTATTAGTCTTACCAAACTGTCACAAGCATTTATAGGGACAGAAAAAGATCCTTTAAATAATCTAAGTACCTATACTAGTATTGAACTAGTAAATAAAAAGATTGAAGAAAGCCTTCTTAATCAATTGAAAGATAGTAAGGTTCAAGATAGACTATTACAAAGTTTAATTGATAAAAAGATTATTGCAGAAAATAGCACTTTAGCTGAAGTTACACTTAATAAAGAAGGGTTAAGAATATCTCAGGCGTTATTTGGTACTATTAATGAGATAAATGCTGCTAGTGCAAAAGGCCTAGCTATAGATGAGCAAACAGCTGTAGCTGCTAGTACACAACTCGCAGCTAAAAAAGCTATGGCTACACTGCCTAAAGGAGTGGCTAAGGAAGGATTAGCATCAGCTACATCTACAGTAATAACTAGTAGCCCTATAATTGCAAATACTGACGCAGTTACCACAAATAGTCAGGCTAAGGCTAAAAACGCAGTACAAACAGAGGCAATGGTTTTAGCTAGTAACTCTAGTACTATTAGTTCTGAGAAGAGTACGTTAGCTACTAGTACAAGTACTAAAGCTCTTGCTACTAACTTAACAATGCGACAGGCATATAATAAAGGTTTAGCTACATCATCAACTTTTGAAGGGTTACTTACTGCAAATAGTATTAATTTAAGCGGTAAGTTGAAAATTATTGGGGCAGAGCTAGCTATGGCAGCTACTACCTCAGTAGCTTTTGGAGGTGGAGTAGGTTTTGCAGCAGGAGCTGCAGAAATGCTAGGACTAGCTTTAAAAACTGTATCACTATCTCTAAAAGGAATTATAGCTGTAGCAAGTGCCGCATTAATGCCACTTATGCTAGTATGGACAGGCTGGGAAATGTTCGGGGATACCATTAAAAAATGGATAGGTATTGATACAGAAGCCGAAAAACGCTTAGAAGAATCTACAGCTAAGCAAAAAGAATATGCAGAAACTGTAGGGCTTGCAGCTCTATCTTTAAAACAAGTTAATGAAGCTAGATTGACAGGTATAGGTAGTATTGAAGAAAAAATACACTATGATACTGTAGAACTTAATGCTTTCAAAGGGCATGTAGAGGCTTACGAAAAATTAGTTGAAGAGAAAAAGGTAGCAAGAGAAAAAGAAACCTTAGACAGTCTTAAAAAGGATAGTAAGCCTGGAGCAGTATTCTCAGAAGAGGTCTTTCATCTAAAACAAATGGCAGAATCTGAAAGATTAACTGAAAAACAGAAGATAAGGACTTTAGAGCTAGCGGATGCTGTACAGAAGGCTGAAAATGCTTTATCTATGGCATACGGGCCAGGAAGGGTTGTTGCACAAACAAACCTTAATAACGTATTAGCTATTACCTCTTTACATACTAAAGATATTTATAAAAATGCTGAACAAAATAGTGCACAAAATGGTAAATTTCAGTCTTCTATTGAGTTGGTTACTAAAGCTTTTGAAGAACAATTTAAAGCAAACACTAAACTCGGTGACCCTAGTTTAGGTCTAAATACAGAAAAAGCAAAAAATACTTATGAAGGATTAGCTACAGTACTTGATTCAAGTATGGGAGCTACTATTAAATATGAGGGTGTACAAAGGCTGCTAGCTAAAGGTATTGCTGCTGGTGGAAAAACTGCTGCAATAGCTACAGGGATGTACAAAGCCTTAGCAGAAACACAGGCTACAGCATCTATGTTCTTACTAGAGGGTAGAATATCCCCAGAAGAGTTTGCTAGACGTATGGAATCTGCGTTTCAAGATGCTAAGAAGGGTTTATTAGATTTAGCCTTTTCTATGAATGATGTAAAAGCACCAAAAGCAATAAAACCATATAGCGACGAGTCAAAACGCCAGTTTAAAGCACTTCAGGATGACATAGATTTAATTACTATTAAGATGAAGCAGCTTGCTACAGAAGAAAAAAAGGATTCAGCGCTTCAAGCTAGATTAAAAGCTATTAATGGTATAGTGTCAGCTGAAGCCTTAGCTAATGAGAAGGTATATAGAGATAAGCAAGCACAGTTTACTTTAGATAAGGAAATGGGCGACGCTAAACTTGCTCTAGAAAAGGTTTTACAGAATAAGACTAATAAAGGAGCTGAGGGTAAACAAGCTATAGAGGCTGCTAAGGCAGTTTATATTAGTAAGTTACAAGTTTTGGGACTTACTAAAATAGAGTTAGATACTCTATCTGAAATTAAATTTGGTACAGATTTAATTAATAAGGCTACTGCAGATAGAAACGTTATACTAAAAAATCAAGCAGACCTACTAGCAATAGATAATGGGTACACTCAGCAAAAATTAGATACTCAAATAGCCGAACTAAACTATGCAAAAGAGTTAGGCTATATGACTGGTCAAGAGATTGTAAATGCTGAGTATTTACTAGAAGTAGAGAGACAGAAACAGGCACTTAAAAATAGTCAATCATCTTTAGTTTCTAAGTATGAGTCAGATATTGCACAACCTACTTCAGTATTAACAACTGAAGGAAGTACCGAGGAGGATAAGGCCGCAGCAGTAGCAAAAATACTAGAACTCAATGCTTTATACCAGTTACAAAATGCTTTAATTTTATCAGGAGCCGAAGGTTTAGCCGCACAAACTGCTAAAGCTCAAGAACTTAAAGTAGTCTTGGCAAGTAATAATGATACTATGAAATATATGGTTTCTATTACTGAAAGTTTATCCGCAGTATTTGGGGATCTAGGTACTAATATAGGTAAAACTGGTGAGGCTTTGCTAAAAATGGCCCACGATGATACTAATTATTTAAAAAATAAAGCGAAACTAGAAAAAGAACTAGAGTCTATATCTGATGATGATAAATATACAGAAAAGTATAACGAAATAAAGAACTTAGATAAAAAGGCATTAAAAGATCAGCTTTCTAATATTGGTACGCTTGCGGGTGCAAGTAAGAAGATGTTTGCAGAAAAAACTACTGCGTATAAGGTAATTAATGCAGTAGAGAAGGCTAGTTATGCATTTAAACTAGCACTACAGATTAAAGATATGGCTATGGATTCTGCAGCCTTCTTAAAGAAAATATTCTTCGTTCAGGCTGAAGTACCTATAGTTGCTGGAGCTACTGCAGCTAAAACGGGTATAGAACTAGCAGGTCAAGCTGCTACTATGCCAGCAAAAATTGCAGGTACTTATGCTAGTTTTATGGCTATGCTTGGGCCCTTTGGACCCCCAGCCGCAGCACTTGCTATAGCCGCATTTATAGGTTCTTTTGCAGGTGGCGGTAGCTCATCAGTTAACCTTTCGGGGCTAACTTCCGCAGATAAACAAGAAACTCAAGGTACTGGAATATCCTGGGTTAATGGGCAGAAGGTCGAGAACGGCGGCGGAGTATTTGGAGATACAGAAGCTAAGTCAACCGCAATAGTAGACTCTTTAGAGATTCTAAAGAATAATTCTATTACCGGTCTTAAGTATGATAATAAACTATTAAGGGCTATGGAGAAAGTAGCTGCAGCAGTAAGTGACGCGGCTACATCAATATATCAAATTCCCGGATTACGTATAGGTTCAGCTTTCGGCACACAGGAGGGAACATCTGGCGGAACTACCTTTGGCTGGGGCACCACAAGGTCTACAAGTATTGCAGATTCTGGTATTAAACTACAAGGTAGTTTCGCCCAATTAACAGATGCTACAAGCAAAGCAGCAAAGATTTATGAAACTGTTATAACTACAAAAAATAGTTCTAGCTTCTTTGGTCTTAGAAAGAGCTCTTCAAGTTCTACTTCTACAAATATTAAGAATTTAGAGGAAGAACAAGCGCAAGCAATTGCTGACATTTTTGCTAATGCTACAGATATGTTTATTGAAATTGGTAAATCTGCTGGTATATCTAAAGATACTGTTATTAATACGTTAGCTCGTCTACCTATCGACCTAGAAACTTCTACTAGAGGTTTAACAGGTAAAGCATTAGAAGATGAGCTAAACGCAATAGTAGGTAATGCCCTATCACAAGGTTCTAAAAGTATATTTGGTCAATTTAAGGACTTCCAGGATATTGGAGAAGACTATTTAACAACAACTATTAGAATAGTTGATGGTAATGATAAAGTCGACCAAGCTCTTAGAGCCATGAGTAGTACTTATGATGTTACTACAGATAAGATTATAGACTCAACTAAAGTGTATAGTACAGCTC